TGCAAATGGATTACTTTCTACTGCAAAGGTTTGTTTTGTTTTTAAGAAAGTATCTAATGCCAAAGTAATTTCATCATCAGTTGAAGTCTTTAATGATTTAACTAAATTAGTAAAATCTTTTTTAACTGATGGATTTCTTAGAACTTGTTGTGCTGCACTTGTATCAATTGAACCATCTTGTTCAACATATACTTTTGCAATTCCACCAAACATAGTATCCATTGCTAATGCTCTAACTTCATAATCTTTTTTAGTTACCGCTCTATTTTGAGCACCAAAGTTAGCTATTGCATTTTCTCTAATCTCCTCCAATGTTTCAAACCCTTTTCCACCAGTTGCAGGTTCAATATTTTCTACAACTAAAGAACGTCTAGCTTCATTATATACCGGAAAATTAATTTCAGTAAATGCTAATATATCATCGTTAAATGAAACTGCTTTTATTTTAGTTAAATCACCCTGTGGTACATTTGATTGAATACCACCACCTGCTAAATAATTAACTGTTAATGTTGTTTGTGCTGGTGCAATACCATATGTATTTGTTTTCAAAAAGTTAGAAGGGTCAAATGATTCACCCATTCTATTAATTGAATTGTTTAATCCCAATCCTACATTCTTTGTATTTGGAATTAATGATTCATCCGGTGTAGATTCATTTCCACTACCAAATCTTAATTCAATAGTTTGCTCATCTACTAAACGAGTTGTGAATCTTTTATTTGTTTGTTGTAACTTTAAAATATATTTTGGTGAATTAGCGGTTGCTAATAGTGGTTCGTTGTAAGCTTCGTTTGGTGATTTGATATATACCATTTCTTGTGCCAAATATGGAACTTCATAATATGTAGTATCATCACTATCTTTTACACTTTCTATCTTAATAAAATTAGTAGATGTAAGTCTAAAAGTTGGATTTGGTTTGAATTCACCAACATCAAATGTTTGTGTATATCTAGTTGCACTTATTGCTGATACTTTTTTTGTAATCAAATAAGTTATAGGATTGTTACTAGCATCAACTGTAAATACACTTACTTCTCTATTATTAGAATCTGCAAAATCTACAAAATCTGTTGTTAAAAATTCTACATTTTGATTAGAATTAGAACCCACCAACATCCCCTCATTTATTTTTAATGCATAATCAAAATCAGGTTCATAGTTAACACTCGTACCATTACTTGACACATATTTAGATGGTAATGTTTGATACAATGTTAACGTAACACTCGCAGGAGTAGAAATCTTTGGTTTATATCCTAAGTTTTGTGCTAATTGATAAATGTTATTTTTATTACTTGCTAAGTTAATAAATGATTCTTTTAATTGTGCATCGGTATAATATGAAAGAATATCTCCAACATATGCTGCTTGTTCAATGAACATCATACCAGGTGATGCTTCACTAAAATCATTATAAGTGTTACTATAATATGTTTTAGTAAATTCAATTAATGCTTGTCTTAGGGATGCAAAATCTCTATTAAGATATTTAATATCTTTTTTATTTGTTGCCCAACTTTTATCGATAGGTTTTAATGCCATTTTATATTACTATATTTAATTGTTCTAATATTTGTGAATTAGAATATTTCAAACTATATTTTAATTCTAAATCTATTCTATTTCTATCTTTCAATGTATTATCTACATCATACACTATACTTTCAACTGTAACATATGGCATCCAAGTATTGATTGCTTCGGTAATATTATCTTCTATAAACGAATCTAACGTTTGAGTAATTGGTTCAAATAAACATTTTCTTAAATCAGAACCAAAGTTGGGTTGCATTACTCTTTCACCTTTTTGAGTTAATAATAATGATTTAATATTAGATTTAATTTGGTCTTTAGTTGTATAAGACACTTCAAAGTATCCGTTGTTTCCTTTCCTTAATGGAAGTGTAACACCAACACTTTTATCTTGTTCATCTACTAAAAACTTTTTTTCTAATATTCTTGCCACTTAGGTTACTCCTTATTTGAATTTTTTTACCAATTGTGAATAATCTCTATTTAATGCTTTCATAACTGATTGAGCTGCTTCTGGATTTTTCCTAGCTGCCATTGCCATCTTATGTTCTAATGGAATACCACCTTCTTCTTGTCCTTGTAAATAAGAACCATATTCGGATTGAGCACCACCCACAGGTACCTCAGGTTGTGAGTATTCTCTAAAATTATCACCATATCCCAAATCAGCCGGAGATATCATAGGTCTAGTTGCCTGTGGTTTTTGTCCGTATTGGATTGTACCATAAGTACCATCATCTTTTGATTTAAATTCGTAACCTTCGTTCACTTTTTGTTTAGGTGTTTCAATTTGTTCATTTAACACTTCGTGAACAGCATTTCGTATTTCTTCTTTAAGAGTTTTTTTAATATCTTCTCTTAGAACTTTTACTAATGCTTTAATTAATTGTGTTTGATCCATAAAATTGTGTTTTCTTTATATAAGTATTTATTTTTTATAATATCCCCAATATTCCCAATGCCAACATTCATCAACACCAAAATTATCTGCTAATCTAATTGGATTATACCAACCATATTGTGGTCCGGTCTTTGCTAAATATTTGTACAATTTACTATTTTGTTTTGCTCTAGTATTAATGCCAGGATTTCCACTTCCTTTTACTAACTTAAATAATTCACCAATATCAATTGCTAATGCTAACCCATGTGCAGAAGAACCTGCTTTTGCAACTGTACCTGCTCCACCTTTCAAACCGCTTTGTTGTTGTAAATCCCTATATGCAGATGTAATTGTGAAATAAAAACCATCTCTATCAGCTTGAGCTTTCCATCTTTTAAATTGATCTGCTGCCTGTTTTTCTAATAAGTAATTACCACCATATCTACTTAATCCACCCTTTGCAATAGGAACTAAAAGCTTTGTATCAATGCTACCATTTTTATAGATTATTAGTGATGGTGCTTTTGGTGGTAATCCTCTACCAATCTCTCCTATATTTCTAATTGGTTCTAATACATCCTGTGTAAGTGGTGTAGATGTAGTTTGTTGAATCCGTTCAGCTGTTGTTTGTGGTGCTGGAGTTGTTGCTCTAACTGGCTCCGGTGCTTTATACAATACACGCTTTGGTTGTTCTATTAATTCCGGATCTTCGGCATCCTCTACTCTATTAAATTTAACTCTACCATTTCTTCGTTCATGTTCTAAATGTGCCTTACCTTCAACTATTGGTGTATCATCTTCAATTGGTGGGTCATCTATTTCAATCGGTGCTATAACTCTTTGTCTACGATTGCTAGCACCTTCAATTTTATATCCAGTCCAAGTTGTAATTGCCGGACCTATTGGTAATGGTGGAATGTATTGTGAAATTAATTCAGTTGTTCCACTAATTGTTGTTAAGTGTATTGTAGCTGCAGAAATAAATGCACTTAAAAATGAATCAACCTCTTTTGTTGGTGGAGTAGGTGTTCCTACAAATTTTCCTGGATTTGTACAATAATTGTTTGTTACTTGTAAGTTTAAAATTGTACCTGGTGCTGGAATTAATGGTGTACTCATTTTTTGTAAAGTTGCCGTACTCCAATACCCAATAACTGCCTGTCCTAATAAATTTAAATATGTACCATAAAAAGCCGGCGCCTTTGCTGCTAATGCTATATTACCTGCATTAATTAAGGTTTGTTCCATTAATTCGGTATTACCCTTTAGTACAGGATTTTTACCACTTAAATCCGTACCTCTTTTAATACACTCATCGTATTTTTTAGTAAAGAACTTAGCCCACTCATCGGATGTTTTCCAATTAGCTTCTTTCATTCTACTACCAACTTCATCTTTAAATTGAGACCAAGACATTAGATTAAATAATTCGTTTTAGATAATGCTGTTTTTAAATCATTTCTAATATTATTAAATGGTGCTTTATTAATAGGACCAGGTGAGGAAGGACCTGATGGTGTTGCAATTGTCATTTGATTTATAGCATCTATCAATCTACCTATTAAATCAACCATCACATTTCCTAATAACATCGGTTCTTCTGCTGCATCCTTTCCTGCAAATATTTTTCCATTTTCAACACCAATTATTATATTGTTATTTCCACTTGCTGCTATTTGGATAGGACCATTTTGAACAATAAAGTTCAATCCTTTTTCTGCATCTATTGATACAATATCATCCGTAAAGATAGATAAATTTTTCTTACTAAACAAAAATAATTCAGCAGTTTTTGCAGATACAATAACTCTACCACTATTAACTACAATTTGGTCTCCCTTTAATTCATCCGATGATGGGTACTTACCAACTGCTTCCTTTTCAACTGCAATAGTTTCTTTAAATAAACTAATGTATTCACCGGAAGTAATTTGAATTGATGTTCCATCTTTATTCACATCTTCGGTTGTAGTAGCAAATACTTTATTATTTGTTTGTGATTCTGCATTCTCACCATTACGAATTAAAATAGCAGGATATTGTTTTCCATCGGTTCTATCACTATGAATGTATCCACTAAATCTAATTGAATTACCGGCTTTACCTTGTAGTAAAGTATCACCTTCATTTGGTTTTAATTGATGTAACCTAACATTTCTTTTATAATACTTACCGGCAAAGCCTTTATTTACTGTTGTTTGTGTAACGTTTGGTTCATTTGAATTTGCAATACCGGTTGCTTGTACTTCTTTAAAATTAGCTAAACCCGCTGTATTACTATTTGATTCAATTGTTTTTATGGTGTTAAGTAATACATCTAAATTTGTATTAAACCCAACCGAATTTTGAAAACTGATAGCTTTATAAAAAGGTTTACCATTTATAACATCTATAAATACAATCTCACCTCTAACCGGTAATGTAAAATTATATCTATCTAATGGAAAAGCTACTTTTAAATCTTCATCTTTAGTTTCAGCTTGTTCAGGTGTTCTATATCGAATTGCACCATAATACAAACCATCTTTTTCAAAGTAATCCGATGCATTTTCTATTTCTTCAAATATCTTATCAGTTTCAGTTAATTTTTCAATTATATCATCAGGTTCAGTAAATACAAATGCTACGGAAGCAAGTTTAGTTTCTTGTCCACCCTTACCTACTGAGGTTTGTACTGAACCACCTGATTTACTGGATACATAATTACCTATTGCCATTATTTACCTATACTTTCTTTTAATGATTCAATTTCAAATTCTAAATCTTCAATTTTGTCATCTGTACTTTGTGTGATTTCTTTTGCAACTACATCCATCTCCTCTAATAAAGCTTTCTTATCGTCTTCACTTAACCAACCCTCATCACCTGCCTTCTTTGTATTTGCTAACACTAACTTTTGTGCTATATTTGCAATCTTAATTAAATGGTCATCATTACTAATACTCGCTTCAATTAATTGTGTAATAATAGGACCGATAGTAATTACATCGGATGGTTTAGTTACCAACTTTCTCATTTCTTCAATTAAAGATGAAATGTTTTTCTTTTTACTTTGTTGGTTTTCATAAATATCTCCCAACAAATCACTAAATGTTTTTCCCTTAAATAAAGGAAAATTCATATCTACACTTGCCATAAATCTTTTTTATAAATATTGTGTATTTAAAAACTTACTTACTAATCAAATAGTTACCCAATACTAAATAATCCATTTCACAATCGTAAAATGTTTTAATAGCTGTTTTTGGGTCTAATACCATTGTTTGACCTCTAAGATTGAATGAGGTATTAAGTAAGATAGGATAACCACTTTTCTTTTCAAATTTCTTAAGTAAACTAAAAATATATGGATTGAAAGTAGAACGAACTGTCTGAACTCTCGCCGTTTTATCTGCGTGAGTAATAGATGGTAAACCTGCAATAAATTTATCTTTAACTTTAAATACCTGATTCATATATGGAACTTCCTGTCCCAACATCTCAAAGTATTTATTTGCATCATCCGCAGTAACCATTGGTGCAAAAGGTCTAAATCCTTCTCTCTTTTTAATTACTCTATTTACCTTTGGTTTAATATCTTTAATAGTTGGATTAGCTAAGATAGAACGATGTCCTAATGCTCTTTGTCCAAATTCACTACCATCTTGAAACCATCCTATAATTGCACCATCATTAATTAAATCTGCTACCTTTTCTATTAATGGATTATAATTTTCAAATCTCTTTACTTTATCTTTTGGAACTAATTTAGCAATTGCCGTTATAAAATCAGCTGCCCCATATGAAGGTCCTAAAAATGGATTTGAATTTTCTACTCTTTTTGATAATGATTCTTTATAATACACATATAATGCACATCCAATAGCACTGCCGGCGTCAGATGGTGCTGGTGGAACATATACGTTCTTATAAGGAGTTTGTAATGTTATCTTACCATTTGCTAATCCATTATAAGCACAACCACCACTCAAACATAAATTGTCTTGTGGGTAATGTTTATAAAAGTTATTTAACATTTGGAAAAATAATCTTTCATAATGTGATTGTAATGAAAACGCGATATCCATATACACCTGCTCTAATTCACTTTCAGGAACTCTCGGTGCTACATTAAATAGTTCTGCAAGTTTAGAAGTAAACATCCCTTTCTCTGAATAATGAAATGAAAAGTATCTTAAATCTAATTCTAAATTATTACCATTGAGTTTAGCAATCTTTTCAAATTGTTCTCTATATAAATCTTTTTGATTACCATATGCTACTAATCCCATTACTTTGTATTCACCACTATTCGGTTTGAATCCTAAGAATGCAGTAATACTTGCATATAATAATCCTAATGAATGTGGAAAGAACGTTCTCTCTAATGGTTGTATGTATCTACCCTTTAAACCTAATCCTAATATTGCTGTTTCGTTTTCACCAACACCATCTACTGAAAATAGGTGTGCGTTTTCAAAGGGTGATGTATAGAATGAATATGCTAAATGTGATATGTGATGTTCTACATATTCTATTGAACCTTTATATTCTAATTGTGTACGAATAATATCTTCAATGTTATTATTCTTTTTCCAAAATATAAGTTTCTTAGTTAATCCAATTGTTTTTGGAAAATACTTAAAATATTGTTCTTTAAATCTTTCGTATTTTTTCTTAGGGTCTTCGTACCAAACAATTTTATCTATTTGGTTAATCTTTAATTTGTTTTGTTTTAGAATCCACTTAATTGAATTAATAGGAAATCTTTGGTCGTGCTTTATACCTGTAAATCGTTCTTCTTCTTGTGCCGATACAACTTTGCCATCTATAATCAATGCAGCTGCTGAGTCGTGATAAAATGCTGATATTCCTAATATTCTCATCGCGTTATTGCTCTCTTCCAAAACGGGTCTTTTGATTCTTGTGTAATATCACCCTCATCTAAAAATTGATAATACAATTTCATTTGAGTTTCTTTCATTTTAGAAACAACTTTAGTTATATAATGTGTTTTATAACCAGTCATTTCTCTAACCAATAAGTATAACGATTTTTTATTAAAGTTCTCAATATATTCGGCTCTTCTAAATAATTCTAAAACAGCATCTGCAATTTGTATATCTCTTTTTTTAGAAAACTCTTTATTAAGATTTAAATCCCAATATTGTAACATTCTAATATTAAATGTTTTAAACTCATCATTGTGCGCTTCTTGTTTAAAATCATTTTCTAAATCCCAATGGTCTGGCATTGTACTTAATTGGGATGTTGCTTTGAAACGTTTGTAATTAGAATTATTATTTAGGATAAGATAGTTTCTAGCTGCGATAGTAAAATAACTAAATGCCTTACCCTTTCCTTCTTCAAACTTATGTATTTTTTCTAATAAAAAAGAAACTACTTCATGTTTGATATCTTCTTTATCATCATCAAAGTAAGTAAATCCCCACGTGTTTAATACGTTTTCGGATAACTTATAAAATGAATAATGAATATGTTCTGAATATAATTTATTTCGTTCTCTATTGTCTTCCGATTTATTGTAAGCGATAATAGCCGCTTCCGTTTCTTCCGTAAAATAACGGGTGTCTTTTTTCTTTCTTCCCATTATAATTTTCCGTTTAAGATTTTTTGATTTTTATCAATTAAATTTTTCAAATCAGTAAAAGTAGAACCTACCTCATCATCACTTTCAAATGCACCGGTAGAATCGATTTCTTTCATTGCATTTAAAATTTGAATATAATTATTTGTATTTTCTGCAATTACATCTTCGTATCTTTCTAATTTATTTAAAAGATTGTATATTGCATAACCGGCTACGGCTAAGAATATAGTTAAAATTATTATTACTAGTTCCATATTATGCTACCTCCCATCCTTGTTCTAAATAAGTTGATAAATTCTTTTTCTTAACTGAAAGTGTTTCATTATCTTTTTTTAATAAAAGTTTTTCATTTCTACCTAATTTAGCAAATGCAGTTAAATTAA